GATGTCGTTGTAGGTTCCGCAATCAAATGTGATTTGGAATCGGTAGGTGTTGGTTTCGTGTTTGGTTTTGGTTGGTAGGTGGTCAATGGCGATTGGTGCGCCGACCAGTTTGGTTGTGGTTGTCATTGGTTGTCTCCTTGGTTGTGGTTATTTGGTGAAGTTGAAAATGCGCTCTGCATTCTGAGTCCACTCAGTGATTCTGTTGCAGAGTTGTCGGAGTCGTCGAGCTTCGTTGCGGTCATACTGTTGCTCATCGTCGGCAACTGACAGAAGTAGATCGGCTTTGTCTCTAAGTTCGTCACATACCGCCGACCACTCTTTTGCGTCGGCGGCGAACTCAATGCTCTGCTTCTTCGTCGTGCCAAATGCGTAGAAGATGCGGTCAACGAGTTCGGCGTGAATGGCTGTCTCGTCGTTGGCTGTGGTGTCGTCGTTGAGTTCGGCGGCGATGCTTCGTGTGATGTTGAGTGTGATTTCCATGATGGCCTCCTTTGCCATGTATGACAAGTTATCAGGTCTGTTAGACAAATGCAACTACCCTCAAAACCCCCCTATTTGTGGGGGTTCATGGGGTGGGGTGGGTTGTGGCGGGTGCAGGTCGGGGGTGTGGTGGGGGTGATGTGGAGGGTGATGTGGTTGGGGCATCGGGGGCAGTGCCAACGGGTCACTCTTCTTCGGCTTCTCTGTCCATCCATGCTTTTGCAATCTTGGCTTTCTGTATGTGCGAGACAGCTTCGCAGAGGCCGATCGTTTCGGCTGCTGTCTGGTTTTCTAAGCATTGTATGTAGAACGATTGGTCTGAGTCTTCGTCTTCAACGACGGCGATGAGCACGTATTTGATGCACCAGCCTGCCCCGGTGCTGTTCAAGTAGTGCTCGATGGGGTCAGTCTTCTTCGTCATCGCCATCTTCGCATTGTGGATGGGTGGGGAGTGGACTGCATCCGCATGGTCGGATCGGGTCAAGTGTGTTCATTTGCGTTCCAAGGTTATTGGTGGCGACCATGTGGTTTGCCAGTGTCGCCCTGGCTTGAATGCGACGGTGACGTCGCCTTCAGGGTTGAGCGTGACGAGCAGGTGGATGCCTCCGGTTCGGTAGGCGTTCATGATGTCGGTGGCGTCAATGTGTCCTATCCAGCGTGAGTGGCCGTCTTGGTCAGCGAGCACGGTGGCGAATTTGGGGTCGGCGATGTTCACGAGTTCTCCTTGAATCGGGTGACGGCATCTTCACGTTTCTGTTGGATGTGCTCATGGACCATGCTGAGGCAGCCGAGGTATCCGGCTGCGTCGACGACGGAGTCTCGGTGCCAGCGTCCGTGTTGGTCGTTGGTGGCGATGCGTGCGAGTTTGACGCAGATCATGAAGGTAATGGCTTGTTTGATGGACAGTTGGATGCCGGTCATGTTGTGGAACAGTTGGGTGACTTTCCAATAGTCGTCGAATGGGTGTGAGTAGGCCTGTTGGCGTGGTCCGGTGATGAGGTTGTGGGCTTCGGTGAGTATTTCGGAGCCGTTCATTTGTTGTCCTTCTTTCTGCGTCGTTCAAGTTCTTCTTTGATTCGTTGTTGCGCCTGTTGCAATGGCACGATGGCGGCTATGCGAGCAGATTCCATCTGGCCGTGAGCCCTGTCGACACGGTCACTCAATCGCGTGATTGCAAGAAGGATGCTGTCTAGTTGATCTTGTGCCTCGTCATCGAGCTTGTGCCAGAACTCTTCCGTCAGACTTGAATGGTGGCGCATGTAGTGAATGCGCATCCTCACCACGGAATCCATTAGAAAAAGAAGATTCTCTTGGAGCCATACCAGTGAATCGTTTGCTTCCTCGATGTGGTCAACAAACTCGGGGTTCATAGTTCTACTCCTTGCTGGATGTGGAGGCGTAGGCGTTCTACGGTGGCGGTGAGGTGGCTGATGTGGGTTTTGTGGGCGTCGAGTTCGTGGATGGCTGCGTTGAGTGAGTCTTCCAGGTTGTCTCGTTGTTCGGTGATGTTGGCGAGGGCGGTGGAGAGTTCGCTGATGCGTATCTGTGCCTCCTCGTTCATTTGTCGTAGGGCATCCAGGTCGTAGGTCATTTTTTGTTTCTCCTTGCAAGTTCGGTTTCTAGGGCTTTGATGACTGCTTCGAGGCGATCTACGTCTCCTTGGCCGACAAACACTCGTCGCAGGAAGTTGATGGCGTCTCGTATCTCTTGTTTTGTCATAGGAACTTTCTAGTGGGATGTGACCGGGACAGGAAAAGGGGAAGGGAAAAACCTGCCCCGGTCACGAGAATTACTGATTGTGCTGGTCGTTCTCTGACCTACGCAGGGCAAGCCAGAGAACGACCAGCATCAACGCCCCAGCAGAGAGTGGGGCGATGAGGCTCACCACATTTCCGCCGAGGCGTCGTTCTTTGCTGGTTCAACTTTGGCGGCGTACAGCTTGGGTGCGTTGAATGCAGCCGATTTCTTTTCGCCGTCGCCTGTGTAGCGGACGCTGAGGGTGGAACCGACGAGCGTTTTGACGGATGCTTTTTCGGCTGCTTCTCGGATGGCTTTGACCATCTGGCCTCGTACCCACAGGTTTGATGCACCGGTTGGGGTGTCGAGGGTGAAGACGAACACCCAGCGTGGATCACCGTTGTCATAGGTTTTGACGTTCCCTGCCGGGTCTTTGTCTTGCAGTTTGGTCACCTCTGTGACGACCCCTGTGTGGGTGTCGCCGACTTTGGCGAATTTGAGTGCAGGCAGTTTCGGGCCGCCTGATGTTGATTCCATGAACTCATCCATGAGTTTTCTCCTTGATGATGTAGTGGTTGCTTATTGGGATGTATTCGAGTTGCACCCGATTCGCATAGATGTCTTGGAATGACGACCAAACTCGTTCGGCGTCAACCCATGACAGGTCTGCCAGGGCTTCTCCTGCGGTGTTGTATTTCTTACCTGTGCGCAGTTCGCAGATGCTACGCACAAGATCCTTATCTATCACGTCGTCCTGCTCAGCGATTTCAAGCAGGATTCGGGCGATGCCGATTCGTCGTTCGGTTGGGGGGTTCATGCTGATTGAGCCGTGGGCTTCCTCAGCGATGTCAAGGATGATGCGTCGATGCTTGTCGGAGAGCTTCTTGAATCGGCCTTGCAAGATGATGACGGTTTCCTCGGGGACGAGTTTGCCTTCGGAGGCGCTCATTTCTTGACCGGCTTTCGGGCTGGGGTCTTCTTCTTGGTGGTGGTTGTGGCGATGGGTTGGAGTTCTGGTTCGTTGTTCGGGAGGAACGGGGCTGAGAACTCTGTCTCCAACTGGTCGAGGCGCACCATCAGGATGTCCAACTGTGCTTCGTCAAGGTCGGGAAGTTTGACGCCTGGGGCAGGCCAATGTTTCTTCAACAACTCTTGTGCTGGGGCTGGGAGGTTCTTGATTCGGGTGAGGGTGTCGGTGCGATTGAAATCGCTGGATGCGGCGACGTCTGGGGTGGTGGTTGTGTCGGCGTGGACTTTGATGTGGAGGTCTTTGCGTTTGCGCCATGCTCGAACTTCCATCGCCAACTGTGCTGCTTCCCATCCGGCTACGAGGTCTACTTCGTAGAGGGCGAGGGTGCCTTGGCCTGCTGGGAGGTGCAGGATGACGCCACGAGTTTTGTCGATGTCTGGTATCGGGATGTGTTCTTGAGTTCGCCAGTCGTAGATGTAATCAGCGTTGGCGTACATCGCCATTTGGACTGCAATGGCGTTCATGGCGTAGTCAATGGAACCTGTTTTCAAGTCCATGATTTGTTTCTTTTTGCGGTTGCTGAATCGGGCGATGCGATCCGCCGTACCGGCATACTCAAACTTTTCGTTCACCAACAACACTTCAACGAAGCGTGGGTCGATGATGACGCCGTGTTGGGTGATGCCTGTGGTGTAGGCGTTGACGTCGGTTTGGAGTCCTGGGAGGATTGCTGGTTGTTGGCCGAGGTCGAGTGCTTGGGTGAGTGAGTGGAGTGCGGTGCCGATGTTGGCTTTGCTGGATGCTCCTGCTGCTTCGATGGCTTGTTGGACGATGCGGTCTAGTGCGCTTCGGTCTTCGAGGGCTGCTGATGCTGCGACGAGGAGGTCGTTGCGTTGAACGAGTCCTGTGGCGGTCATCCTTCCTTTCCATGCGGTGAGCGCACCTTCGTCGTCCAAGCTCTTGGCGATGGTGGTGACTCGTGGAAAGGATGTTTCTTTTCCGCTTCGGGTTTTGATGAGGTATCGACCCCATCGGTCTTTGGGTGCTTCACCTGTGGTGAAGTTGTCGCTGGCGGGCATTCGTTTTCTCCTTAGTGTTGTGGGCTTATTGGGATTAGGGGGTGAACCTTAGCGTGGGGGTGTTGGTTGGTCAAGCATGGCGAGCAGCTCGGCCCAAAGTTTGGCGGGGAGGACAGCGTACCAGTCGTCTACGTCTTCTGATCCTCGCCGTTTGACGATGACTGCACCAGTCCATGCTCGTGCGTTTGACATTTCACGCTCAAGTTCTTTCAGGTAGCCGGGTAGGTCAATCTTCTTTTCGGCTTTGATTTCAATGCAGACACCTGGGATGCCGTCAATGTCGCCTCGGTCATCAGTCCAACCGGCACGACTCCGCTCAGCGTTCACCCATCCGTACTTTCGTAGCCATTTGGCTACTAGAAGCTCTGCTCGGTTGCCTTTGCGTTTATTGGGATGCGCCACGAATCCTCATCCTACGACGCACCTCACGCCTGCGCTCAGTCGTTGTCATCCCACCCCACACACCAACCTCTTCATTGACGATGGCGTGTTCAAGGCAGTTGATACGAACGGGGCATTTGACGCAATACGACTTGGCTTCGATGACGAGTCGCCGTACACCTTCCTCAAAGAACAGGTCTCCTGATTTGCCGTAGCACGCTGCGTGACGGTACCACGAGGGGTGTCTGCCGATGAAGACGTTGTCTTCGTTTGTCCAGTTAGCGATTGGTTCGTCGGTCACGGCGCTCCAAGATTTCTTTGAGACGCTCAGCGTGACGTTGTTGAAGCAGTTGTGTCCATGAACGGACAGCCGATATGAATCCTGCGACGAGCACGACAGCGAAGATAGCAAGTTGCCATCCTGTGTACGGGGTGTCAGGGTTCTCTGGTCCGATCAACCAGAGGCCTATCCATGCGAACATGAACATGCCGTTGAGTAACAGTTTCTCTGATGGTTTCATGAGCCCTCCTTGTGGGTCAGATTCGACGCTAGGGGATTACGGTTGCAAGGTGGTGGATGCAAGTTTGTGGGTTGTCCACTGCTTCCAGCCACCCACCCGCCAAATCTCCAACGCCGCCCTCGCAGACACCTCGGGCGTCATCAGGTCTTTACAGGTGGTCACTATTTGCATGGCTTGCAAATAACCGTCTGGCCAATACCGGTTGGGGCGACACCACGATTTTGTATGGATCTGCCATGCGGTCCATGAGATGCCGTTGTCTCCCCGTACCGAGTTGAGGCATCGGGACTCGAAGTAGGTGACGGCTCCAACCATCGGGAGTTCCTCTTCAGGCCACCCGGCATCTTTGGCGACGTCCATCCAACCTGGGCATGATTGCCCTTCAGCGACCTCCAGAGGCCTCCTGGTGGGGGGTGGGTTGGTTGTGGTGGGGGTGAGGGTGGTGACGCTTCTGGGGGGCTGTGGAGGCGTTTGGGGGGCTTCTGCGGCCATCGCTGGGACAAGTCCGAGGATGGCGGTGCAGGCGAGTATCACGCTGATGGTGATGGCTTTCATGGGGTAGTCCCTTTCTGTAAATAACCGCACAGCCAAGGAGGAAACTGTGCGGGGTCGTCGACTCCTGACGCCCGCCGAGGCAGAGGACTGACCGTCCTTCAGCATAGTGGACACCTCCTTGTGATGTCTAAGTTGACCCTAGTGGAGGTCGCTGCGATTCACAATGCTGACTTTCACAACCATTCCGAGGGGGATTGAGAGGACGCTGTCGACTGCGTCGTCGCAGGCGATGCTTTGGATGAGCACGACGTGGTTGTCTTTGGCGTCGGGGAGAAGCCACCCGGCGGATCGGACAACGTAGGGGTCTTGGTCGATGTCGCTGACGTCCATCCAGTCGGGTTCGGAGTGGGTGTCGTGCCAGGTGACGACAGCGAAGAGGGCTTCGTTTAGGTCAGCCATACGACGTACTCTGCTGTGACGCTGCCTCGTTCCGGGTTGATGAAGTGGAGGCGTTGGGATGGTTTGCCTGTGGCGGCCACGAACTCTTTTGCGTATTCGGAGTCTGATTCGATTGAGCCGGACACGAATACTCGTCCACCGTTGGCGAGGGTCATGCTGATGTTTTGGTGGTAGTGCCCCATGTAGCAGTCGTCGAAGTCTCCGATGACTCCTGATGCCCAGGCGTTGACTTTGCGCATGATGCCGAACGCCGGTACGTTGCCTCCGAAGCTCTTGATTTCGTCGCCGTGGACGAGGAGTACCCGATAGTTGCCGACGGAGAACTGTTGGTACCAGGCGTCGGAATGTTGCCAGATGACGGGAAGGTCGTGGCATCGGTCTTGGGCAATCTTGTAGGCCATACGGTCAGCGTTGTCGCCGGCGTAGGTGCCGTCACCATACCGACCCAACCTGCCGTGATTGCCCCACTCACATACGACCCGTAGGGGTTTGGCGAAGTTGGCTTGGAGGGTGCGCACCATGCGTTCAATGAGTCGAGCGGTCTCAAAGAACTGCTCAAATAGATGCGCTTCAATCTCCCAAACTTGAGAACTAAATACGTTCCCGCCCCCCTCCACCATGTCCCCACCCAACATCAACACGCACTCGTCAACCGGGTGGTCTTTGCGTTGGATGTCGGTGAGGGAGATGACTTTGTCGGTGAACTCTGCGATGCGACGATCCGCCACCGCAATGTTGTACGACGCAGTCTTCTTACCTAACTGCCAGTCGGTTGCGTGAACTAACGCAACCTCATGTCCTTTGCGTCGTTTATCCACGGCAGGGCGCTTGACAGCGAGTCCACGCCCAGATCCCTTAGCCGCCTCATAGGCTGCCTGATAGATGGCTTGGACGAGGTCGTCGGTTCGTCGTTTGTTTCGGGCTGCCTCTCCTTGTGCTTTTTTGAGGAGTCGTTGAAGTTCGTCAATTTGTGATTGTTCTTCATAGGCGGTCATGATTCCTGAATCTCCCCACGCATACGAGCCAACGCCGTATATGAGATAGAGAACCCTTTAGATTTGAGAACCCTGTGGATAACTGATGTGTTGAGTGCCAAATCTCGGCACGCTTTCTCAAAGTCTTTCCACCCTGAATCACCCAGAAACTCACGCAGCCGTCCGTCGGCCTTATTGGCGTTAGGACGCTTTGCGGCTTCCTGTTTTATTGCGTCGAGGAACTCTCCCATTAGTGGCCTCCTTGAAGTGCCATTCGATGTGTGAGTCCACCTTACCTTCCACCCGTTCCATCGTGTGCGATACCCGCTTCAACGTATCCATCACCACCGCATGATCCCTGTGATTCTCCTGCCGGAACTGTTGGATGAGCACTACCAGAACTGACCCCACAGCAGCGACGGCTGCCGCTATGACGAGTGCCCAGCCTTGGTCAAGCATTGTCGTCGGCTGGTTTGTTTGCCAACCATTCCTTCACAGCTTCGGGAACCTGGTCACCGCACACCATGCGCAAATGCCACGGCTCACTCTGCAACTCCCATGAGAATCCGAATCGGTGGGCGTTCGCCAGCAACCAGTCCAACCGTTTCCCTGAAGCGTTGGCAATGTCGATGGCGATACCCCAGTTGTGATTGGAGGTACCCGGTACGGCCATTGGAGCCATGCCTTTCTTCAGGTACCACGCTTTGCCTTTGTAAATCCGTGGCTGCTGCTTCATCAACTTCTTGTTCGGCTTATCGGTGTAACGCTGATAGAAGCCGTACTCCTGAGTTTCCAAACTGCGATACGTGTCAGCCTGCGACGTTGGCGATAGGTCGATACCTGCTGCGTTTGCTGCCGCATCCATAGCCTCATAGCAGTCGGCTGCGAGATGATGCAATCTTCCCTTCCCCTCAATGGGGCGTAGCAGGTTGGCAGGAATCTCTCCTGCCTTGCATCCCTTCAGATCCGAAGGGAGAACGACCTTGACGATGGGGAACTGTTTTGCCATTACTTCTTGCCGTTGCTGAACGCTTCTTTGATTTCGTCGCTGGTGAGTTCACCGTCGGTTGATGCTGAGGCAAGTTTTTGGACGACTTCGAGAACGGCCATTGCGCCTGCCAAGATGGCGGCTTTGCTGACCGACACTCCGATGACGGCTCCACCGGTGACTGCTGGGAGGGCTCGTGCTAGGAACAGCGAGAAGAGCCGTTGGCCGAGGTCAAGGAATCGTGCGATGGTTGCGTTCTGTTTGATACCCATGTCAGTTGTCATCTCCGTCTCCCTGTGTTGCTGTTCCTGCCAAGTGTAGTGCCAGTGAGAGGAACGTGAAGAAGAGCGCCCAGTTTTGGATGGGTCCTGAGAGGGTCATGATGGTGATTGCTGACGCTCCGAGGGTGAAGCCGAGCGCCAAGATTTCATGCCCTATTTTCTTGAACATTTCTAATTCCGTCTACGCAGGCTCGTTCCGACTGCCACAAGTGTAGAAGAGACGGCAACCAATGTTCTACGTTCGTCAACGGGAATCGTTGAGCCGATCATCACATACGAGTCGAACAGCCCGGTGAACACGTTGATGGCTGACTCGAACGCTTTGCGTACCTTGGTTGGTGCGTCTTGAACTGCGGCCACGATGGCTTCACCGTCTGCTGCGGTGAGGTCTTCAACGATGATGGTCTCAAAGATGGCTTCGGCTTGTTGTTCGGTGATGGCGACGAGGACTTGTGGGCTGGTGGCAAGTTCGGTGGCCTGTTCTGAGGTGGGTGTGGCTGCGAGCACTTGATTGATGGCTTCAACGATTTGGTCGTCGGGGAGGTTGGTGATGTCTTGGAGGAGTTCTTGGATGGCGGTGTCAACTTGTTCTTCGGAGAGTACGGTGGCTGGTTGTGATTCTTCTTCTGGCTGTGGCTGTTCTGTTGGCTCCTGGGGTGTTGTGGTTGTGGGTGTTGGTTCGCTGGTTGTTGATTGAGGAAGCTCAGGTTCGGTTGGCTGAGTCGTCTCAACAACTGGATCGGGAGTCTGGGTTGTTGTAGTTGTCTCCGGTTCTGGTTCGGAGGTTGTGGTTGTTGGCTCTGGTTCGGTGGTCGTGGTTGTGGTTGTGGTTGGTTCGGGTTCGGGTTGGGTGGTGCTGGTGACGGGTGGCGTGTAGACCGTCGTTGTCGTGGTGGTGAGTTCTGTGGTGGTGGTTGATTCGATGGTGGTGGTGACTGGATCAGTTGTTGTGGTTTCGGGTTGAGTGGTTGTGGTGACGGGTTCAGTTGTGGTCGTTGGCAATTCGGTGGTGGTTGGTGGGATGTTGTTGCGGGTGAATGCTTCGTCGGGGACGATGGCCCAGCCTTCGTTGTCAATGTTCCAGGCGAGCATGTAGCACGTTCCGCCACCCCACTCAAAGAACCAGCCGTCCAACGGTTGCGAACCAGGCTCGACGTTGAGGGTGACTTGTTGGCTCCATTGGCAGCCTTTGATGTTCCATGTGCCGAACTCTGTCCCGGCGATATTTATGGTGCCGCCGTCGTCGGCTGCAACCATGAACTGAATCGTCTCATGTTCAGGGATGGTGATGAACCCTGTGTAGTGAACCATGAAGAAGTCATAGCCGCAGTCTTGGAATGGTTCGCCGTTGAAGTTGCGGTTGATGTTGTTCTCCACCTCCGATCCGCACACCGGATAGAGGTCATCGGTGGGTTGAGGTATGCCTGTTGGCTGATAGGTGTAGCCGACAGCGTTCAGACCTGGTTGTGGTTCAGCTTGCGCCTGGAGAGGCCAGAACGCAAAAACAATGGCGGGAAGCGCAATCAGCGCCCGCTTCATTCCTCAACAGTCGGCGTGACGAACTCGTCCAACTCGGCATCGTAAATGTCACCGAGGCCTGCATACTTGCCACGGAAGTTGGCGTGGTAGGAAGTCTGCAACCATTCACCAGTCAAACCGATTGCCGCAATAAATGCTTGGCCGATTGGTTCTGATTCTGGGAACTCACCGCCGCCGCAATCGTCGTTGGATACGACGATGACACGCTGAACGATGCCGTTAGTTACTTGTGCGAAGTGAGCCATGATTAGACCTTGAACCTAACTAGCACTATGCCGGAGCCGCCTTGTCCTGCGCTATTTGTGCCGCTATTGTTATTTCCGCCACCGCCGCCACCTGTGTTGGTGCTACCATTTGCGCCCGCATTGCCGCCACCGCCTGTGCCGCCTGTGCCAGATGTGCCACCGCCTGCGCCACCGCCTGCATACAAGGTTGTGGCTGCTGTTTCACCTCTGAATGATGACGCATCATAACCTGCGCCACCTGTGCCGCCAACCGACGAACCAGCACCATTTGAGCCGTTACCACCGCCGCCACCGCCACCACCACCACCAAAACTTGTGGAAGTTCCTCCTGCGTTACCACCGTTGCCGCCTTGTTGTCCTGCTCGACCTGTTGCACGACTGTCTGCCGTTGAACCGCCACCACCGCAACCACCGACATAGCCACAACCATTGTCACCTGCACCGCCAGCGACATAACGCATACCAGCACCACCACCACCGCCGACAGCACTAATGGGTCGGTCAGCAACCGTACCAATACTTGATGCGCTACCGTTTATCTGAACACCACCACCAGCACCAACTGTCACAGTTTGATTAGCGGAAAAATAAACAGTTTGCGTGACAACACCACCACCACCGCCGCCACCCATAAAAGCTGTTATGTTGTTTTCACCGCCACCTGCACCACCGCCAATCATCAAAACATCAAACAAGCCAGCCTTGGTCACCGTCAAGGTACCTGTCGCCGTAAAAGTCAACAACGTGTAACTTGTTCCGCTTACGGTGATAGTTGCAGTAGAAGCGCCACCAGTCCCAGATCCGTATCCGGTTGAAACATCAACCCAAGCGGTGCCGTTGTAGACCTGCAAACCTGTTGCCGTTGAATAGGCAGTCATCCCAACCTCGGGTGAGGGGAGTGCTGATGCTCGTGCTGCTGTACCAGCGAACACCATGACGGCTTGATCCATCAAATAGTTCTGAACATTGGAGGCAGTGAGAACTTCTCCAGAGGCGAAGGTGCGGAAGCCGGAACCCATAGGACTAGATACTAACCCAGGCTGTGCCGTTATAAATCTGCATACCTGTCGCCGTTGAGTATGCGACCATTCCTGTTTCTGGTGACGGCAACGCTGAGCCACGTTCTGCTGTACCTGCGAACACCATGACCATCTGTTTCATCAGATAGTCCATCACGTTTGTGCTTGTCAATACTTCGCCACTGGCGAAGGTGCGAAATCCTGCTCCCATGATGCGTTGAGTTTAGCCGAGCCCAACCGTCGCATCATCAAGTTCGCTGGTGTCAAGGATGAATTGGGTGAGGAGTTGGGCTTGACCGAGGCCGAGTCGGATGCGATGAAATCCTGGTGTGATGTCATGACTCAGATTCTCAATGAACATCGTTTTCGTGACGGTGCCTGGTGCGCCCTGCTGGTAGGTCTTGCTGATTTCTACGAGGTCGCCGATGTCCAGGATGGAGACGGCTTGGCCGTTGCTGGCGCTGAGTCCGTTGACGAGGATGCTCATTTCGTTGAAGCGGACGACGGGGTCTTTGTATTTGGCGAGGAGGTTGGCGGCGAGGGTGTCGCCTGCTGCTTGGGTGTTGAGTGGGACGTCGGAGAGGCTGAGTGTGTTGACGCCGAATTCGGTGGTGCTGGTGGTGTCTACTGCGGTGGATACGGCGAAGCCTTGGACGCCGACTTGGATTCGGTTGTAGAGGGTTTCTGCGCCGTAGCCGACGGAGAGTTCTTGGTAGGGGATGACGGTGCCGGCTGGGGTGTCTGAGAATTGGATGTTGGCGGTGTCGAAGGAGTAGGTGATGCGAGGTTGGAAGACTGCTGTGCCGCCACGATCTACGAAGAACCGTCCGTCTTCTGCGAGCATGACTGCGTCGATGGCTGATTTGACGTTGTCGTTGGCTTCGTAGGCGACGGTGCCAACGGTGGCCACCCCGGTGCCGATGCTGCGGGTGGCTGTTGAGTAGGCAACTTCTGAGCGGTCCAGGATGGCGGTGACTCGGGCGGAGGTGAGTTGGCTGGATGGGTTGAAGGCGGTGAGGTTGGTGCGGCCTAGGGCGGAGAGGTCGTCGACGCAGGTGATGATGGCGAAGCTGTTGTCTGGTTGCTGATAGTCGATGTCAAGGTCGTTGACTCGTCCGACGAAGAGGGGTTCTTGTCCGGCTGTGCCTGCATAGATTTGGACGAAGCGTCGTGGGGCGATGCCGTAGCCGTTCTGAACGTAGGGGGATGCGGTGTTTGCCGGGTCAAATGATCTGCCTGATGCTTTGTCGTCAAGGACGATGGTGGCTTGTCCGACGCCCATCGTGTCAAGTTGGCTGGCTCGACCTCGACGGATGGAGACGCTGGTGACATATTCGGTGACGTCAGCAAAATCGGTTGAACCGTCCAATGTGTCAGGGCCGTTGAGTGTGGATGAGTCCAGGGTGAACGCATCTTGCAACAACCCGGTGTCCATCAACACCTTGTATGTTTGACCCCAAATCGCCGTCTTTGCCATCGGCTACACCATGAAATTCAGAGGGCCGTTGACTCGTTCATAGTCCCGCAAATACTGATATATCTCCTCACCAACCTGAGCACCATTCAACACACCCGACTGCACAATGATGTTGATTGGACTGTTACTATCACCCGCAACACCAGCACCAGTCGCAAACGGTTGAGGCGTCACCGCAGCAGGAACCGCAGGAATCAAACCCTCAGCCGGACGATTCGTCGCAATCTTCGGGAACTTCTTGGCAGCGTCAGCCAATTCAGCCAACGCTGTGGTGTAATCCTCCAACGCCGAAGTCTGAGCCTTGATAGAAGCAGTCAACTCATCATTCGCCAAAGTCTGCTGACGTTGAGCCATCTCCACGGCCTTCTGCAACGGCAACAACTCCTCATCACCCTCACGCAACCCATCGGTCGCAATACGCAGATTCCGTCGAGCCTCAGCCAACCCGTTCGCAGTTTCAATCTGACGATCCTCAGAATCGGCAACATTGAACTTTGCCTCAGCCAAGTCAATTTCGGCACGACGAATCTCATCCGCCGTAGCCTCTGGGTCTTTGCGAATATCAGCCAGTTTCCGTTCAGCGTCACGAACCGCAATGATGGCCTCCTCATGACTGAACTTTGACCGGGCAATACCACGCTCAGCAGCAGCCACCGCACGTTGAGCCGCAGCAATGTCCTGAGCAGTACCACCCTGCTGAGCCTTCGTCAACGCATCCTGCGCCTGCTTCAACGCATCGTTCGCATCAGCCACCGACAACTGGGCGCTACCAACTCGTTTCTGAGCTGCACCGAACGCATCCGACGCACCCTGCGCACGCTTCAATACCGAGGTGTACTCGGCAATCTTCTCTTTAGCCGTCATCACCGTCTTGGAAGCACCACCAGTCTTTTCATCAAACTGACCCGTCTTGAACGTGGTGACACCATACGAACGAGCCAACGCCTCCAAACGATTACTCTGCGTAGCCAGAACATTGACCGTCCTTGACAGACTGGAGTTGAGGAGTAGCACCTTGCCGGTGAGATAGACGTAGGAGTTGCCTGCTGCCCGAACTATGCCATCCGCACCAGCCGTTGCCGACTGCAACTGTTTCGTCGCCTTCTCAGCCTTGAACAACGCATTGGCTGCCAGCACCGTCACCGACACCAACGCACTCATCGCCAACACGAATCCACCGATTCCACTGGCCGAGATAGTTGTACCGAGGACTCGAGTTGCGACCGCAGCCAAACCAGCCGCCACCGCATAACCCTTCATCGCAAGACCCAGAACCGTCATCGTCCCGGTGAAAGTAAGAACCGTTATCACGACCGCCGAGAAGATGGTGGCGTTATCCTCAATGAGTTGAGCCAACTTGGTCAACGGACCAACCGCCGCAGAGATTGCCGGAATCAACCCGGCACCAATCGCCTCCCTCGCTTCAGAAACACTGTTCTGAAGAATCTTCATACGACCAGCGGTCGTTTCTGCAGCAGCCGCAGCCGCACCAGAGAAGGTGCTATTCAGTTCAGCAAAGACCTGATCAAGTGACTGTCCTTCTTTGACGTTGTCACGCAACGCCGGAACCAACGCCACCAACGACTTGAAATTATCCACATTCGCACGGGCCAACGCATTTGATACTTCAACCAGTGGCGCCCCGGTCGCAGCAGCAATGTTTTGGGCCAGAATAACTTGATTCTCAGCCTCCGCAAGATTCCCAGTCGCACGAACCAAAGACTCAATCGACGGACGAAGTTCACTATCCGTGAACCCCGTCAACCGTGACTGAGCCTTGATGAAGTTCTCCGTCTCAGCAACAGCCTCACTCGTCGCACCAACGACGTTCTCCAACGTCTTGGCCAACTTCGCCTGCTCAGCCTCATCCTCAATCGCAGCCTTCGCTGCTCCGGAAGCAAACGCAGCAAGACCAGCAAAGGCTGCTGCCGAAGCCAGGGCAATCTTTTGGAAGTTTGGTAGAAGTTCATTGACCTTCTTGTTGGCTGCACCGAACGCATCGGTGGCGGCCTTGCCTGTCTCACCGAACGCCTTGAGCAGGTCTTTCGGGTCAGCAATCAGCTTGACAAGAAATGTGCGCTCAACGGCCATGAGCGCCAATTCTACTCAGTCCAAAGACAACGACTTTCTGAGATCAGCAAACTCACTACGCAACGCCACCGCAACCTGCTGTTGAGTCATCCCAGCAAACCGACTCAAATCCTGCGGCTCATTCCACCACGCCTCATCCTGCCAGTAGTACTTCGCTTGATTGTGCGACTTCACGGTTCGAGGCATACGAGCCACATGCAAACGAGGGGGAACAAACAGTTCACCCAACCCAGCATCCAAGAACTCGCCATGCCCATACTTCCGAGACGACCAATCAAACCGTCCCACAGGATGCTGAGGCAGATAGAAGATGCGTGCAGGGTCCTTCGTGGCTGGGTCACCGACGACGTTGATGCGTTCATGCAACCGAGTCCATACCTCTGCCCAACGATGTGCAGGCACCGGGTCTTTGAGCGGAAGCACCAAGTGCCAATGCTCATCGTTCGGGCGATGCGACCAAGTCGTGTACGCAAACCATTCCAACCCATCCAGCCGTGCATAGTCGAACGACTCACCGTCCATGTCCACCACGAGACAGGTCACAGCCTCAACGTTGCGATTGCTTCGTGTGGTGCCTGATGCGTAGATGACTGGCGACCACAACGCACGCTGATCCTTGCGTTGAGTTTCCTTACGGATGCACAGACGAGACCACAACTGCACCCACGAACCAGCGAATGGCTTGGGGACGACAGACTTGACGTAGTCGAACCTGACGGCACGGACGTTGTCCAACTGAACTTCTGGGAACATGGCGGGCTCCTTACAAGTCAGCGTAGCGTCAGGTCGCACCCTGCGCAAGCTCTTTGAGAACCCGGTCAATGGCATCGCTGTATTCCTTAGCAATGAAGCCATTACTGTCCCGAACTGCCTGCCAGAAGAAATAGCCTTGACGGCCACGGTGACGCAAGAACTGTTGCGTCGTAGGACGACGACGACCACCGAACTCGGCACCAAAGAACACATCGCCCATCGTCACCTTCGTCTTGCGTTTGCGGTTGGGACGGGACGCTGAAACGAAGCCACGCTTGGAATCCAACTTGATAGTCGGGATGCGATCACGTCGAGCACGCAACCCATTCACCACAGCCTGAGCCTGAGACATCCCAGAGGAACCAGGCCGATTCGCACCATGCTTCGGCTGCCCTTGAGCGTTCACCTTCGCCTTGTCCACCACATGCTGGGCAACCTCTTGGGCTGCGATTCGCATCATCCTGTTGAAATCTTTGTCAGCCTGACCGGCGACTCGCAGAAACTCAAACAGGCCGTCAGCAGCGAACTGCACTTCACCGGCACGACCTATCGGTTTGGAAACAGCCATCTCAACGATTGTAGGGCGTGTTCGGATTCTGCTTGACTGCTTTCCAACGCAGATACGCAAACATCGTGTACAACATGCGTGGTGATTCAGCCAGCAACACTGACGGAGCTATCCCCGTTTCGACTGCCAAATAGGCAATCAACCAGTGGGCTGACTGCTCTCCAAAGGGACAATCTTGTTGTCCTCCGCATCTCCCAGGCTGACCATGTCAACTCCTTCACGCCACACCTCGAAGGATAGGTTGTGCAGCTTGTTGCGTTTCTCGCAATGCCATGCCAACCATCCGAGGTCTCGTATCTTCATCTCTGCTTCAATCTTGGCCATTGAGCAGTTGTGTACTTCCTCAAATGCGCAGAAATCTGCGTATTGAACAACAGCCAATCGTTGTTTGCCGTCGTTTGAGTGAACGATGAGACCGAGTTTCATTTTCTACCTCCGCAGGGTGAAGTGGTTATGTTTAGGCGCCGACGCTCTTGGTGATTGCACCAGAGATTGGGAAGGTGACATCGGCAGTGGCAAGTTCGCCGACTGCGCCGTTCACTGGAGTCCACTCGGTGACGAGCACCGAGAAGCTATAGGACGGGTTGGCAGATGAAGCTGCTGCGGTGCCGTTTGGCTTGATGACGCAGTTGACTGCGGTTGAGCCGACCAACGGGAAGAAGATTCCGTCGATGGCGTTGTAGTCGTTGTGGATGCTGAACGTCACCGAGTTGTCAATGAGACCCGATACTCGAGTGACTGCTGACGATCCGAAGGCGGTGGTTGCAACTTCTGCGGCAGTGGTCGACAGCGACACGCTCGCCACGTTTGCCGAGATGTCGGTTCCGTTGAACACGATGTTCGCATCTTTGAGGACCAATTTTGCCATGACTGTTATTCTCCTGCCTTATCGGCCTTGGGGGATTTCTTGGAAACTTCTACCACTGGCGAAAGGATGCCAGCCGCAATCAACAACTCTACATTGTCAATGCCGCTTCCGTCCACATGTCCACCCGGCTGAACGCCAGTGACAGGGAACGGTCCGCAAACCAGATACTTTGCCATTGTCTAAGCGTACACCGTGACCTTGAAATCCATCGTCAGATACAACGTGTCATTGGCGTCAATGTTCGTGAAGTTCCCAGCCGAACTGACAATCAAGTCATCACACACACCACCTAGGGTGCGGTCTGCTTCGATGGTTGCACGCAACGACTGCGCACCACTCCACGCCGTGTACTGATCCAACGCATCCTGAGCTGTGCGCTCCGACGCACGATTCACCACGATGGTGACGGTGAAGTCCATGACCACACCACCACTCGCCATACCTGTCTGATGGAATCGAATCTCATCCAGCGTCGGCCACGCAAACGGAGGGTTCACCTGATCTGGCTGATAGTCAAAAGCACGCAACCCCGGCACCGACTGGATAGCGGTTTTGAGTCCGTCTTTGACTTGGCTTGGTGTTGCTGGCATTAGGCAAACATCCGCATACGTCGGTAAGGCTCAACCAACTGAGCCATGTCAGGGTCAAGGAACCGAGATACACGAATCGCACCCAAGTCACCGAACCCAGCCACACCGAGCGGGGAGTCGTAACGCTTGAAGATACGGGAAGCCTGAATGATGCAAGCTTGGGTGATTGGCTCCGGTATCGTCGCCCAACCCCATCTGGCAGTCACCTGCACCAACGCCTGCTCACCATAGTTCGCATTCACCGTCGGGAATAGATATGCGCCAACGGCACGAATCTTGTCATAGGACCAAGTGAGACCGTCGAGGATGCCGTTCAACGGCTCCAACTGATAGTCACTTGTCGACCATGTCGTATCAAAGTTGCCGTCAGCAAACGACGAAGTCTTCAACACGAAACCTGTGGTCGTATAGAAATCGTCCACATCACACACATACTCAGTGTTCGCCTGAAACACACGAGCAGTGGCGGTAGTAGCAGCCCAGAACTGGCGGTTGCAATAACCGTCAATCATTCGAGACGCAGCACCCGCACAGTTGTCAATCAACGAATCATCAACCGTGTCGGCTGTGCCGATACGAAGAGCCGCCTTGACCTGGGCTCGTGTCGCATACAAGTTCTCATTGGCCATACTCATCCAATCCTACTTGCCAACAAGCCACTGATTCCCAACAACCTCAACCTGAGCACCAACCGACCCAGCAAACTTGTAGACATCATTCCTCACAGCAGGCCAATCCAAATCATCACCCATCAACAACCCGCCCTTCACCAAAAAATCCCACGCCGTTGACAACTCCAAAAACGTCTCATCCTCCTCATGAGCCGAATCCACATACACCACATCAGGCCGATAGTTCGACACCCGCTCCAACACATTCATCCCCACAATCCCCGTCGCAGGCAACGGAGTAATCACACCCTCAAACCCGGCATCCTTCACATTCGCCAAGAACCGTTGCCGAATCGTCGGAGCACCATTCACCAACCCAAGAAACCGCCACTTCCCTTGACGCACCAAATCCTGCTCCCACGCCCACATATTCACATCACCCGTGAACGGATCAACACACACAATGTCCAACTCACACCCAAGACGCTCAGCCACACGAGCCACCAACAACGCCGACCCACCCAACATCGACCCCACCTCAACCCAATACTGAGGCTTCCGCTCACCAATCACACGCTCAACCAACGCCTCCGAAAGATGAGTATGCGGATACCCGTTATCCGACGGGCCAGCATCCGCATACACATCCTGCGAACCGAACAACACCCGGCGAATCTCCTGACCGATCAGCCCCATGTTCCCTTGAACTTTCTCAAATAGTCATTCTCCAACACCATGTTCCGACGCCCATGATGCTCCACAAACCCCACATTCCGAGAATCCCGAAACTCAGGAAACACCACCGGCACCACACCAGCCGCAGCCGCATAGCCCCGAGTCCACTCCACCTCAGCCCGAATCGAATCCCGTTGCGTCACCGGCGAATACAACTCCACCCGCCCCAAATGCTCCCTCGTATAAATCCCCATAAACATCCCAAAAATGCCAGGGTCATCAGTCACCGACACCGAACCCTCATGCTCAAACATTCGGTCAAAGAACGCCTGGTCTTTCACCACCACCGAATCATGCAGAAACAGAAACCGATCCAGTTGAGTGTTCTCATACAGCCACTTGATTTTCCCCAACTCCCACGTCCCACCCTGACGCAACACCAACACCTCACGCTCAATGCTCGCCAAACATTCAGCCAACCAAGCTTCACGCCCAGGAGTCGTGGCCACCACCACCGTCTCTTTCAATCCCACCCCAACTCCAATCGTCGATTCAAGTCCCAATCCAACGGAACATCCTGCACCATACGCTCCTCAAACAACCGACGATTCGCATCAAACGTCGCCTGATTCTTCTGCTGAAACTGAGCACTCGACTGCAACGTGCTGGAGTTCCGATGATAAATCGCAGCCGACGAACGCACAATCTCTACACCCTTACGTTGCGCCCGAATCTCATAGTCATTGTCCTCAAAGTACGCCGGATGAAACCCCTCATGAAACAAGCCAACTTTCTGCACCACACCAGCACCCAACCAGAAACACGACCACGGCGGCTTCCCACCCAACACCAAATTGTTCGTCGACGCCAACCGAAACATATCCTCAACACCGTTCGCACCAAACGCCACATCATGATTCACAATCAACCAACCCGACGCCTTGCACGTCGCCTTGATCCCAAGATTCCACGACGCAGCCACACCCAAATTCGTTGGCATCCGATAATGAAATATGCGTTGCGCCTTATCAGTGAACGGCACCCACTTCGGATGATTCCCATTGTCAATCACCACCAGGTCACAAATACGGCCATCAAACGAAGCCAACATCGAATCCACTCGATGATGCTCCGTAAGCACCGGGACGACTACGACTGGGACAAGCGGCACCACTCAGCAATCTCCTTCATCGCCGGCTTCCAATGCGACTCAAACACAGCATCAGCCTCATAACGCTTCGCAAAGTCAACAGCCTTCTTAGAACGGCCACGACCACGGGCATACGCCTGCTCCAACGCATCCAAAATGCTCGGCACCGAAGGCGTCAAAAACCACGACTTCTGAGCAGCATCCCAAAACGGCTGACCCTCCACAACCCAACCATCCCCAACCAACTCCGGCTGAGCCGTAAAGTTCGAGACGACAACGGGCGTACCACACGCCTGAGCCTCCACCACAGGGATACCGAAGCCCTCCCCCATGCTGGCAGCCAGAAGCACGTCAGCGCCGCTGTAGAGGGCTGCCATAGCGTTCTGGGGCAAACCTAGACGGTAGAGGTAGGCGTCGGCATATTTGATGCGATGCGGCTCAATACCGCACATCTCAGCCAACTCTTTCAAGTTGATACCACCAGCCGACCCCATCTCCTCAGAATGCATGTACAGGACTGCGTCCGGGTGTTTCTGGGCAAACATGCTGAACGCCATAAAGTTCTCAGCGAACGCCTTGCGTGGCGGATAGACACCCTTGTTCGCTGCGGTCATCATGACCACAAACTGATCCTCAGCAAACCCCATGATTTCACGGCCAGTGATTGACTTGCCACTCTGGTCTTTGATGTTTGGCGTCGGCTTGAACACCGACTCGATACCGTGAGGAACATACAGGCTGCGAATCCCTAACTGCTCCAACATGCGAGCACCGAACTGGCTCATCGCAATAGGCATCACATTCGGACGTTGACAAAACGCAGCAACCTCCGGCGGACACGGCTGGTGATCCACCGGCACCCACGACGCAATGTTCGGAACCTTGTCCAGGTTCGGGGCCTTCAACACCCACACGTCAAACAACGTCATCAGCAACTTGGGCAGATTTGTTGCCTGAGTCCACTCCATCCAATGCGCAACGACCACATCGTCGCTATATGCACTCATTCCCCTCGGGTAGATTTTGATGCCGTTCCACGTCGACGTTGACCCTTCGAGCCCGTAGATTGCGTGGATTGCGATTTCGTGCCCGTCTTTGATGAGCCTTTGGACCGCTTGCTGGGTTTGTTGGCCGTAGCCCGTTCCCGCCCACGGGGCGTTCGAGTACCAGAGGGCTCGGACTGCGTCCGAGGATCTACGACTGACTCCTCTGGTAAGTGTGCTGCGCCCCGTTGCAAGAGCAGGATCGCCGTCGGGTCGGGTAAGTCCAATGGGACTCCCTTGATGATGATTCGCATTCACGCAGTCTCCTCTCGCAGGTAGCAGGTTGTTCTATCAAGTGTAGATGGGCCGAGGCGACCCTGCGTGTTTCGCCCCGACCCATCCAACTTTTGTAGCCCCAATCAAGGGACTTCTTCAACTTGGCTGAATCAGCTGTTGTTGATGAAGTACTTGATGTGGCTTGGTTGTGGCAGGTTACCGTCCACACGCATTGACGCACGGAAGGTGACGAGGTCCGCATTGAATGCGTAGTCGTCGCTGCGATCCAAACGGAGACCGCCAGCCATACGGACGTAGTAGCTGGGGAGGTGTCCGAACAGGACTGACTTGGCTGCCGAAGCCTGCGAGGCCATTGCTGGGTTCTCGTAGACCGGGAAGTTGAGGACCTGGTCGTTGCCATCTGCCAGCGCTGGGCTGAAGATGTAGTAACCAGCAGTGTCCTTCAACTTACGGACAGCACCCAGGGATGCGGTGTTCATCATCCAGCCGACTGAAGGCAGACGCCGCGCCGCGCCATCAAGGCTGTACGCCAAATCAATGAGATTGTCTGCGGTGAAGAGTCCACCTGCGACGGTTCCGAGCACGCCCGAACCTGCGGCAGCAACGACACCCTTCGGCTGGGTTGTACCAGTTCCGACGGTGAGTGCGTTGTTGACGGCGAAGCCGATTGCGTTTCCGGTTTGCGTGGCAAGGAAGCTCAAGATGTCAACACCCGAGTCTTCGATGAGTTCACGGCTCAACTGCACCAGGAACGAGTACTTGTAAGCACCCAAGGTGATGAAGCTGTTGAACGTCGGGTCGGACTCGCTGATGGCTGAGCCTTCAGCGGTGATTGCCGCCGTTGACCAACCAGCCTGCGATGGAATCTGGAGGTTCTCGCCACCGGCAGTGCGCAGCACTGTGGAGGTGTCAAGCATTGGGCCGACAAGGCGAGCCTGCGCAATGACCTGGTCGTAGAACGACGTTGGTACTGGTGCGCCGGTGGATGCCTTGGTGACGTCACGCTGCTCGAAGGTGAACGAACGGGTTTCGCCACGAGCCATCGAACGGAGCACGTCTGCGTCGGTTGACACAGCCTTGGCCGTTGGACGTACTTGGCCGGAGATTTCACGGGTTGCCGCTTCAATCTTGGCCTCACGCTCTGCATCAGCCTTGAGGGCTTCGATGCGTGCAGCACGCTCGCTGAGTTCGTCGTTCATCTTCTTGTACGACGCTTCTTCTTCGGAGGTCAGGTCACGCTTCTCGGCAGCAGCCGTGTCGAGAAGAGCTTTCGCTGCTTCCCAAGTGCGCTGACGCTGTTCGACCTGACGGTCAATATATTCCTTCATTTGAGTGAATGTCCTTTCTTGGACGGTTTTGGGGTACGCAAGGATTTGGTATCGCACCCAGCGAGGCTCCTCAACTGGCAGTAGCAGCGGCTCCGCACATCAACTGTGCGAAGAATCCTAGGCGATGGTCTTCAGCAAATCAAGTTGCTTCTGCAACACACCGATTCGAGATGGTGCAGCTTCGGGTTGTTTGCGCAACTTGGCAACAACATCACTCAACAAACCTGCCTGATCGTCATCCAACTCCGAACCAGATTCCAGCATCGTGATTGCGACAGCCAGTTTGTCTGCGTCAACTTGTGCACGCTGAGCCAAAGTGTCAAGACTGCGCACGCTGGCAGAGGTGGCTGCGTATGCCGGGAAACCAGTCACCACAGAAACCTCATACAGTTTCACTTCCTTCAGTTCACGAACATTGCCATCATTTGACCATTGGTCGCCACGAGCAGGGACAGAGAAACCGAACGACATTGAGTCCACATCGCCACGCTTGATGAGCGTTGACAAGTCACGCCCAACTGTGGTGTCTGGCAAATCGGCATCAACTTTCAGACCACGCTCATCTTCTTCAAGACGCAACGTCTTGGCACGAGTTGTCGCCAACAGCATTGACGAGTCGTGGTTGAGGTACATGCGCACATTGTTTCGTGAACGCAACGACTTTCTGAATGCACCAGGCAAAATGCGTTCCGTGAACGGCAACGGTTCTGAGTCAGAGTTGAAGACTGCGGCATAACCACTGAATGCCATGCCGTCACCGGCTGGACCTTCACGCAACTCAAACTGGTTGACAGTAAGGCGGCGGGTCTCAATCTTCTCAGTCATGGCAACCAATGCTAGTAGGGGACTGATGCTACTTGTCCAAGAGTAGGCGAGACAAACGAGTCAAGGTCTTGAAGTAGCCGAGGCGGCCTTCTTCTTCTCGGACACGTTCTGCTTGACGCTCAAACCATTGCATCGCAGGACTCGGATCTAGCGGGTTGATTCCCCACAGGTAGAACGCCACCGCACCAGCACCGGGGAACATGTCGTTGTTGGCGTCGGAGTTTTGTGGGGCTTCCAAGTCGACGAGATGTCGAGCACCCCAGGCGTTTGCCCTGATGACTTTGTCTTCGGTGATTCTACCTGCGGCCATGTCACGAGCTTCACGGATGGTGCGAGCCACAAGCCCGTCACCGCCGAGTCCTTGACCGTAGTAGTCCAAACCTTTTCTGGCTGCCGCCCGCACATATTCGGGGACATCAAATGAGAGTTGGCGGTAGATGTTGATGCCTGGGTCGTAGTAGTAGGGGTTTTCTGAACTGACGTTGCCGATCTGAACGGTTTGTCCAGGGTTCTCATTTGGCAGTCCACTGACGGGTTCCCATGCGTTGCAGTAGTACGACGGCGCCACCAACGCTTCCCATCTCAGGCAATAGAAATCTTTGTAGTAGCCGCAGTTGCCACAGTTGTGGTTGGCTGGCACGTCGGCTGTGACGGCAGGACGATAGTTGTCGGGTAGTTCCCGATCCTCCATGTCGTCCTCATCTTCGCCCTCTGGCTCATCCTCTGGTTCTTCCAATTCCCCGATTCGAGTGAGGGTGGAGAACTTGTGGCCGACGATGACATCGGTGTCTTCCCAGCCACCTTCAACTTGTTGATATATCTGGATTAGGGCCACCGGGTCATCTTCTGAGGCTTCCAACTCAAAGTCGGTACCTGGCACCCGCACCTTGCCCGAACGGAAGATTTCCTGAATCTCGCCACGAGCACGACCACCCGAACTATTCCACGAAACATAGTCACCCACCTGCAACTCATCAGGACGAGCACGCTCGCCACCCGGCTCCATCTCCTCAGCAATAGAGACCGCAACCATCTGGTCAATGGCCGCCTGCTTCGTGGTATGGCAACCGATGACCTCACCGTCATCTTTCTCAACTGCCCAACCTGAACAGTTGGCATTGGAATCAGAAATGAAGTACGGCATTACGGCGTGATGTGCAACCAAGTAACAGTGTGATTGGATTTCGTTGAGATTGCGTAGATGACGGTGTCCGCATAAATCGTCAACTCCACATCACCACTCTTAGGAATGCCGTGACCATTTGATGTCGTGACAGCCTCACCGCCGACATACACCGTGTTCGTGTTGTCTTGATTTACAACGTGAATCACACCAGGCTGCGCCCGTGACGGATTGAGAACAGTCGCCACAGTTCCAACAGTTACTTGACCTTGATACACAGCCATGATTTACCTCAGAGCATCAACACTACTTGCAAGTCATCCTCTTCAGCAGAGAATGCAATCACACCAACAGCCGACGCCTGACAACCAATCACAATCGGCGCCACATACCCCTCAACAACTCGCACAGGTTCCACAACCATCTCAACAACATCAACAACAGACTCAACCTTCTTGCGAGGCCGTTGACGTCGATACGGATACGGCTGACCGCCACCATCCGACACAGGCTCAGGCTGAGGCTGAGGCGTCACCGTCCCAACAGCAACACCAACCAAACCACCCAAACCAGCAGACGCAGAACCAATCTCCGACGCAACACCAACCGCCGACGCATCAACACCACCCAACAAACCCTCACCAGAACCCACCACCGTCAACACACCAGAAGCACTCGACGACACACCACCCAACCCGCTCGACGCTGACGCAACCACCGTCACCACACCCGACGCCGAAGCCGTCAACCCACCAAGATCGGAAGAAGCGTCACCGAAATCCTCAATCGTCACATCACTCACATCGGCGAACAGTTCGCCGAGTTCGGCTGATGCCACACCGGTGACAACTGGTGTCACCGTGCCGATGGCTGTGGCTGCTATTGCACCGAGGTTTGCTGATGCTGTGGCGGTGGTGGTGAAGTTGGCGCCGTCTAGTTTGCCGTCACCGTCAAGCGTTGAGGTGTCAAGGACGAACGCTGGGGATGGGCCGCCGAGACCGACGTTCTCGTCGTTGAGTTGCGACTGGTCAAGGTAGAACCGTGTGACCACGGGTGCCTACTTAGGAGGCGAGCGTCAACGAGACGTTCAGTGAACCTGACGAGATGGTGAAGGTGTCGCCTGCCGTATAGGCGTTTGCGGTGATCGTTCCTGAGAACAGGAAGTTTCCGGCTGAGACGTTGTCCCATGCGGTGAAGTGGGTGGCGTCTTGCGAGTCGGCGATGTTCGTCCATGTGAGTGCGCTGTCAGATGCGAGCGCACCCGATGACGCTGCCGAGAACGACGCTTCTTTGCGGGTCGTTTCCGTTGCCGCATTTGCTGTGCCGTTTGCGCCAGGGTCACCAACATGAAGTTTCACATACACAGCGGCCACAGCGAAAGTGTCATTGTTGCCCAATGCATCAAGCCACTGGTCTGCCAGATAGGAGCTGATTCCCGTTGCCATTACTGTTCAGGCCTTTCCGTGATGTGGAGGATTCGACCTTCTGCATCACGCTCAACTGTGCGAACAACGGTGCGCTGCTCCGGCACATTGACATTGACAACAGTTTCGGGAATGTTCACAACTGGTGCATCCACTCGAACCGATGGTGGTGTGACGTGGATGATTTGTTCTGGCATGTTCAAGTTCAACTCTCGTGTCCCGGTGTCATAGACCGTTGCTGGGGCAATCGGGTTGATAGCGGCCACCGGCTGCAATGCAGCAGTCGGAACACCCGTGTGTTCAATGTCTGGCATGTCGAGAGCTTTCAATACGGCAGCAGGTTGGAAACCTGATGCGATGAGACGTTGTGCGATAGCCGATTTGCGATCCAAGTCGGCAAGGTTCGCAGCCGTGATGTCAATGTTCGTCAACGGGACTCGATACACATCGCCACCCTCAATCGGGGTCATGTCCTCAAATCGGCGCACATCATTCACCGACATGTAGCCGTTATTCAAGCCCGACTGGTAGGAGGCGTTGCGTGCTGCGATGTCGCCACGCAGAAGACCTGCGGTGGAGAATCGGATGAACGCACGACCAGCCAATAACACGCTGTATTCGGATTCAACCTTCGCCAAAATTGGGGTCAACGAATGAACCAAGAACGACAAGTTGTTCGCCTCAACCGACGCATACGACATCGCACCTGGTGTCGTGACACCAATCATCGACGGTGGAACACGGAAGATTCTGGCAATCTCCTCAACAGCGAACTGTCGAGACTCAATGAACTGCGACTCGTTCGGTGGCACACCAGTCTTCTCAAACGTGGCACCACCAAACAAGATGCCGGGACGATGCGCACGACGCAACCCCTTGTGCCCATCCTCAAACGCATCCACAAGATTCTTGGCCTGCTCACGAGACAAGTTGCCAGGGAACTGAATGATGCCAGAAGTGTTCGACCCTTGACCAAAGAAACGGGAGGCGAACTCTTCCAACGCTCGTGCCAAACCGAGATTCTCTTTCATCAAGTCAATTCGTGATTTGCCACGCAACTCACCCGGCAAAGTCAAGTCACGGATATGAATCATGTCCACATCCTCAATGCGGTCACGAGCCTCATAGACGTAAAAGAGACGTCCGTTGTTGTCTCGACGAATCTCCACCACCTGCGGATTCAGCACCGACAACGCCAACACTTCACCATCCTCATCACGAATGATGCGAGTGAACGAGTTGCCGTTCAGCAACAGTGAAACAATCACCTGCTGAAAGTGATCCTCTTTCGTCACCCCAATATCGGGTGCGTCAAGCCATGCAGGTCGTGGACGATACTGAAGACGCACACCCTCCTGGCGAATATAGGCATCAACTGGCAGAGTGGAAATCGTGTCGGCAATCAGACGCACACACGCATAGACCGTCCCAATCTTGATGGAATCATCCTGCGTGACATAGACACCAGAGTTCGTCGTGAACGTGTAGCCGTCACCGAGAGCGAACAACGACTGGAACGAAATTGCACGTTCCTCCTCATTGCCACCACGGCCAACTAGACGGTCAACAATCACTTCTTATCATCCTTAGTGATTCGAGCCAAACTCCACGCAGACACAAACGCAGCAACACCAATCACAGCAAACCCCAACGCTGGTGCCACCAACCATCCTGCAACCACAAGACATACCAATCCAATCAGCTCCAGCCATAAAACTTTCATCCCAGCCTCCTATCGTAGTTGAACCAGCCTACTCACACCACGAAGAACCCAGGCTCCGCCACAGGTTCAGGAGTCGTAGTAGCACGATCCGACGCCATCGCCAACGCAATCACAGCGTCAATCTTCCGCTTCGACTTACCCTTCGACAACGTCCAACCATTGTCCTTCATCCGTTGCGCAGCCGACAACACCTGATCCGAAAACAACGGATTCCCATCATGCGCAAGTTTCTGATTCACAATCAACTCATACAAATTCCCACACGCAGGAACCATACGCTGCGGAGACTGCGGAAACTCCACCATCGGAAACCCATCCTCAGCCAACGCCTCAGCAGTCCTCTGAAAAAACGCTGGGTCAAACGCAATCTCCTGAATATCAAACTGTTGCGCAACCTCACGCAAATACGACTCCACCGCAGACACATCCAACACACCACCCTCCGGCAACCAAATCTTCGCCCGAGCCACCAACTTCCCCTCAACATGCTGAACCAACACCACCGCCGTCGTATCACGCTTCAACGCCATATCAACCCCAACCCACGTCGCAGCACCAGGCACAAGCTCCAACGTCGAACGACACAACTCCCAAGCACCCTGCGGCAACCACGAATCAGCAGCCGTCCTCACCCACTGATTCAGACGGTACCTACGCACCGAAACCTCAGAAGTTTGACGCACCGCAATCTCCATATCCTCCGGGTCAAGAAGACCCTCAGCCAGATTCGGATTCGCCTCCAACCACGCCTGCCGATCATTCAAGTCACAACCCTCAGCAGCCTCCCACCACCAAAACCCAAACGTCTCATCCTCAATCTCACCACGACACACCTTTTGGCCATAGCCATACAACAATCCACAAATACTCGTCAGGTCATACCCGGCAGTCGTAATCGCCACAATCTGCGGATCACGACGAGCACCCGAACCCAACGTCAACGCATCCCAAAGTTCAGAGTTCGGTTGCACATGCAACTCATCAAACACCACCGTTGACGGATTCAGACCTTGCTGAAGTTTGGCGTCACTACTCAACACCCGATACACGCTGTGCGTCGAAGGCACCTCAATCGCATCCCGATACACCTTGCAAATCCCAGACAACGCAGGCGACTGCTGCACCTGCCACTTCGCCTCATCAAACACCACACGAGCCTGACGCCTATCACCAGCAGCCGAATACACCTCAGCCCCATGCTCACCCTCAATCAACCCATACAACGCAACCAGCGACCCAATCAACGACTTCCCGTTCTTACGACCCAACCCAATCACACTGCGCTTGTATCGCAGCAACCCATCGGCCCGACGCTCAAACAAATTGTCAATCAAACTCTTCTGCCACGGCGTCAACACCAACGGCTCACCAGCACGAATCCCCTTGGATACATGCATGAAGGTCTCCGCAAAATCGGCGACCTTATGACCCTCAGTCTTCGGATACTTCCACGGAGTCGACCACCTTGGTGTTGCGACGACGGAATTGGTCAAGTTCATTGGCAACCCTTATCTCGGCGAGACCAAGACGAGCCCGGTCAGACGGTGTGAACCCCAACAACGATAGCCACGCCGTGATCTGCGCATTGAGTTCCCCTTTCTGCTTGATGAGCGGATGGGTGACCAACTGGCCGTTCGCCGTCTCATAGAACCAGCGTGACACATCCGAACCCTGCCACTGTTCAATCAACGCCACCTGCTCGATGGCTGCACACAACTTCTGCACCAACGCCGAGTCATGCTTCTCCGACAGATGCCGACGGCCTGCATCCCAGAACAACGTCCAATGAGCCCGCCCATACTCCCCCAACGACACCGGGGCAGGAGGCAAATCGGTCAGGCTCACGGTTGCCAGGGCGAACTCAGGCACCGGCATGGCAGACAGACCGTTGCGGATCCTGGCGCCACGCAACCGCTTCTTCTCAATCGGTTCGGCCTTGCGGCCTCCGCCGGTTCCTGTTCGTGGCTTGGGCACGCAACGAGCCTAGGCGGTAGGGCGCAACCTACCGTGCGTCCATTGCGC